CGGACTTACGCTAGCCCCGCTCTACCTGGATACAACTAACCTAGGATTTCGGTTAGAGGGCAGTGTTTAATTGATAAAGTCATTCAATATGCGGTAAAGAGGCATCCAGCTCACTACTACCAAGGACCTTCAATGCCGTCAGTGAAGAAGGAGACGGACTTATGGTGGCCGTTCCAAATCCCCGGGTTCGGATTCTTGGAGAATACCTAGAGGGGTTCACAGAGGCTTAGATCCCCAGCAATGTGAGCGTGAGATCAAGTTTTCCAACCTCATCTAATCCAACGTCAGTTCCTGTCCTTATTATAGTGTAGTCACCAGGTTTCAAATCTAGTGCTGCATCATAAGTGACAGTACGAAGTAGGGAGGTGGAGTGATCAAAGTATAGTGCAAAAGCTTCAAAGGCATCTTGATTTACACTAGAGCCTGGTGAGAGGTCGACTCCGACAAGACCAAGGTAGTCATCAGCGGTGGTTGCGACAACCTCGCTAAGGCCTAGAACACCTTTGTACCCGGCGGGGACAGTGATGGTGTCGGTAGTGAGCGCGTCAAAAACCTCAGTACGACTGGCCGCGGGCGGACGCACCACCTCTCCCAGTCCAGCTTGAACGGCAGAGGGGTTGATTTGGGGAGTTTGAAACTCACATTCCCAATCGATGTACAATGATCCGCAATCAAGTTCATTGGGCAAAGTGCCACCATTGAAGTCAATGGCGTCTGTTACTTGAACGAGGTATGCTGTTCCTTGATAATTAAATCTCTCATTCTGTTTGGTTAGTCCGGTATAGTACAACTCTTTGTCAGCACGCTTGGCAAGGGCAACGACCTTGGGCGTGTTGAAGTTCCACTGTTGGGACCCGGTTTGAGAGACCCCTTGTCTGATTAATGAGTCAACATCAGCCAGTTCTAGGGGATCATCTAGGGGATCAGTGTCCTGGTAGACCAGTACCTGACACGCTAAGGTGTTAGGTACAGAAGGCACATACCGGATTGAGAATTTCCTAAATCGGTACCTTTCCCACAACTCGGAGAGCTGGGTAAGCCTGGTACCTGGGTAGGCACTGGGCGAAATGGGGAAGGTACGTCGTACGGCAGTTGATACGGTGTCAGGCGTAGGTGCTACAGAAACACGGCCAAGGAAGTCACTGCCCGAAAGCGTGACTACCTTGTTGTTCATCTTGCGATAATTCGAGTTAGAATTCATCACTGAGAGCACTGAAGCCATAGAGACAACGTTGCCAACATTAGTTTTATTACTTTTGGGCATATTGTTGTTCTGGTTATTACTGTTCTTTTTCTTGTTTTGTCTCTTGGCATGGCCTTTCTGGCCAGCTTGAGTATTACGGTTGTTACCTGTCATTGTTTCTATTTTCAATCTAGACGATCATGACAGCGGTCTGGCAATACTACCCGGAGACCAAATCGGGATTACGCTTAGTAGAACACAGCACCATTGCCATCGACTTGGTAATCGTTAACAGCAATGGGGTCTATGTATGTAACACCGTTAGCCCACTGAGAAACTTGGTTCTCAAAAGCGACCTGAAGGCTAGGCGACCATCCAGTTTGTAGACTGACAGCTGCCCGGCAACAAGGGAGAATGGGAAGACTCCTGGTCTTCTTACCTGCGATAATCTTGGCGATTTCATAACGTCGAAACTGCTTATTAACTTTCCTTTGCTTACCTGATGAGAGTAAGGGCTGGAGATGATCAATAAGAGCTTGACACAAAACTGACATCATTGGGGTATGGGGATCAGTTGAGAGGTAAGAATAAGCTTTAGCCAAAGCTAGGCAACGTAAGTCACCCTGTTTGACAGTAATGTGGAACTTTGAAAAAGATCTAGGCAAGTCACAAAACTCTCTGTGACAACCTGAACAAATAGATCTCCCGCAGAAGTTTGCAACTTCTGGGATCGGGGGAACTATGACTTTGAGTTTAAATCCTAGGAACTGAGCAAAGTTTAAGTTTGCAACAACATCATCGAGGACATCAACGTCACAGTTGATGAAGCCATCGTCACCTTCGTGAAAGGATGACCATGTCTTGGGGTCTTGCTTTCGGAGGCATGACCAGATGATGAAACGATTTAAGAAACCATTAGCAATAGACGTGTGTGCGTCACCAGAAGCTCTGGTGCCATCCACTGAATATGATACCCCTAAGTCAGTAAAACCAGTCATGGTTTC